AGTGGCGGGGTTACAACTGCGGAGGACTGGGGAATATGGACAGGCTCAGTTTCGACAACTGAAGACTGGGGCGATTTTACAACATCGGGAACAACTGAAGACTGGGGATTTTATACATGACGACCAACCAAGTGCAAATAAGGCGCGATACAGCGACTAATCTTGATGCGGCAACGCCTGTTTCTGGCGAATTAGGCTATGACACCACAAACAAAAGGCTAGTAGTTGGTGACGGCGCAACGGCTGGCGGGATAAAACTACCTAATGCGCCCGATATTCAAAAACAAGCTATGATTTATGGCACTGTTGGTGGCACGGCGAACGCAATTACGCTTACAAACTCGCCAGTTGTCGGAGCTTATGCTAACGGCTTAAAGTTGTCTTTTAAGGCAACGGCAACCAACACGGGTGCAACCACCATAAATGTGGACGGATTAGGCACTAAAAATCTCTATAAATTGTCAGGCACTAGCCTTGTCGCTTTATCTGGAAACGAAGTAATCAGCGGCGCAATTTACGACATAACTTATGATGGCACACAGTTTCAGCTAACTAATAGCGCAGGTGGGGGCGGTGCTTCCGATAGGCAAGCATTCACATCATCAGGAACATGGACAAAGCCTAGCGGGTTCTCGTCAACAGCCATGGCTCTTATTGAAGGATGGGGTGGCGGTGGCGGTGGTGGAAGCTCTGGTACAAATGGAACTAATGGCGGGAATACAACTGTAGGGGCTTTAGTAACAGCGTATGGCGGCACAGGAGGAGCATTAGGGAGTACCAATGGCGGGGCTGCGGGTGGGTGGCATTCTACAGCGACGGCAGGAACTCAGCTAAATGATACGGGATCGGGAGAAGGTGCGGGGGGGACTACTAGTGCGAACGCTAAGTCTGGATATTATACTGGCGGCGGTGGTGGGTATAACTCAAGCACGACATATAACGGGGGAAAATCTGTATATGGCGGCGGCGGCGGCGGCGGTAACGGCTCTGGAACTGGCGGAACTTCAACCTATGGCGGTAATGGCTCTACTACAGCGGGCGCGGCAGCGGCAGCACCAGCAGGCGGCGGGTGTGGATTTGCTGGTGGCGGCTGCGGCGGTGGTGGTGGGTCTTATAAGCAATTATTTATTCCGCTGTCTTCTATGGGAGCAACAGAAACAATTACGATAGGTGCTGGCGGAGCTGCTGGTGGCGGCAGTTCAACAGCGGGCGCGCGCGGTGAAGTTCGTATAACAGTATTTGGGTAAAATCATGAAAGCAGCTTTAATTAACGAATTAACAAACGAAGTAGTAAATATTATTGAGCTTGAAGTTGATAGCAACTGGCAAGCACCAGAAAATCATCAAATCGTATTTAGTGAGCTAGGAGCAATTGGCATGTTCTATGTTCAAGGGGAATTTTTAACACCAGAGGCTTTCGGGCTTCTATAAGCATAAGGATTATAAGATGTGGCAAAAGATGAAGACCTTAGAACGGCGCGTGAACTTGGGGGGCTGGAACAGTGGCAAAAGACTGTTGATAAAACCCTTGAAGACCACCACGAGCGCATAGAGGATGTTGAACAATGGAAAATAGAAACTTTAGCTATAGAAACCGCCAAGCGCAATGCGCCACTAGTGGCTTTTTCTACGATGGCATTGACCGCCGTAGCGGTTCTATTCTTCGTTATTGGCGGTTTTTTATTCACATGTTATTTAATAAACCCTTCCGACGCCCAAATGATGCTATCTTTCTTCGTAAAAGCTGCGTCAAAAGGGCTGGGATTGCTTTAGTTTTATATAGTTTCTGCTTATTTTCAGCAAAGCCGATGATGGACATTGTCGCGGAAAACCGCGAATTAGAGAAAATCGTCGTGCAAATGAATGTGCTTAAAGCCTTTTCTATAGCACAACTCGGTGAGATAAAAACGACAGGGGGGCTGTGATGGCGAAATTCAGCAAGGTGTCGCAATCGCGGTTAAATACTTGTGACCATCGGTTGATTGCTCTCATGGAAGCGATGATTGCTGAACACGACTTTACTATTTTATGCGGGCATCGCACCAAAGAGGAGCAAGAAGCTGCATTTAGAGCAGGGGCGAGCAAACTAAAATTTCCGCATAGCAAGCATAACTCTTTTCCATCGCGTGCGGTCGATATTGCGCCATATCCAATTGACTGGAAAAACATAGACAGGTTTATTGAGCTTGCGGAAGCGGTCAAGGCTAAAGCCGATAAAATGGGCATTAAGATTATATGGGGTGGGGATTTTAACAATGATGGCGATAAAACCACAAATGATGCGTGGGACAAGCCGCACTTTGAATTACAAGGATAATTTATGGCGATTATCGGGTTAGATGGCATTTTTAACTTTGCAAATGGCGTGCTGGAGCGGATTTTCCCAAATCCAGCTGACAGGTTGAATGCTCAAACTAAGCTTGCGGAAATGCAGCAAAACGGAGAATTGGCTCAGCTTGCCGCCGAAACTGACTTGGCAAAAGGACAGCAAGCCATAAATCTTGAAGAAGCCAAGAGTGGCAATCTTTTTGTGGCGGGGTGGAGACCATTTATTGGTTGGACTTGTGGTGTTGCCTTTGCCTATCACTTTATTTTGCAGCCGCTAATGGCTTTTGGTATGGCAGCTTTTGGGCATACCGTAGCATTGCCAGTATTCGCAATGGGTGAATTATCCACAGTTCTTATGGGTATGCTTGGCTTTGGCGGGTTAAGAACATTTGAAAAAGTCAAAGGCACTAAGTAGTTGTTTATTAATTATAATTAGAAAGGCAATATTATGTACGACAAGGATAGTTTTTTAGAAGCTGCAAAACCGTTGATTAAATGGCTAAATGAGAACGCAAACCCGCACGCTAAGGTTATTGTGGATACTGCCTCAGCCGAGCTTTTGAGTGGTGAAATTGGCATAGAAACTTTTGAGTTTGTAAAAGATTATGCTGTTTTCGAGCGACAAAATACACTAAGTAAAAACTTCATTTCTTAATGGGCTTCTCATCTAGCAGCTTCTCAAACCATTTTTCCGCCTCTTTGAAGCAGTGCGTTACATCGCCATCACCAAATTTATAGTTTGCGCCTATGAATAAAGCCTTTGAAATCGTGTGTACTGCTATTTCTCGTTGTTTTGGTGTCACAAGCTCGCACCCATTAATCCACCAACGACAACCTCCGCCCATGTTACAGGCTGCCAGCCCTTCCCAACTTTGCAGCAAACCACACCGATAATCCAGTAAATAAAACCAATCCCAACGAACAAACAAAGCCATGGATTGCCTAAATACCACGCAATTGGCAATATTGGCGCGGTGCGAATTACACCATAAACCGCTCCCCAACTAGACCATGATGTCATAAAATGAGGCAGCCTCTTCCATACCGTCATTGTCGCGTCATATAGAGCCGTACGAAGCCAAGAGCCGTTACGCACTGGTAAAGTATCCTCCGCCGCTGTAATAAGCCCTGCGGTTGGTAAAAGGCGGATAATCGCAAAGGCTAGCAGCCAGCCTATGGCATAATCTATCCCTTGGAATTGGAAGGCAAGCAATATGGCGAATGCTCCTGCGGATATAACCCTAGGGACTTTGCTATTCTCCGTATTAAACCTACCTCCGCAAGCCGCACTAATCAGAGCGCAAGCAATTATATTGAGTATCATCATAAAATCCTCACTTTGGGGCTTTGTTATAAACACAGTTGTCGCGGTCGCGCTTGGCTTTATTCAAGCTCCATTCTGTTAGCATGGGCTTTATTTTCTTTCGTAGGTCTGCTAGTGCGTCCTCTAAAGCCTTAATGCGCTCTTGGTCAGTCATGCTTCCTCCATACGGTTATAAGGCTGGCTTTCTCCATGGCTGCTATGAATACTATCGCCCAACCGAATAAAACTATGGCAATGGCGCAATCAAGGGTTATTCTTGGGTATTTACGGGCTTCTATCCAAAAGGCTATTGGCGCACAGATTGCGGCATAAATTAAGAAATATGTCATGGCTTTACCCCTTCTATTTGCTTTTTCAAATACTCAATCTCAGCCGCCGCTATGTCTAACAGCTTGTTTTTCCCCGCGATGATATTATCCTGCTCAATTTTATCCACCAGAGCAGCGGCTATGTCGTCTTGGAGTGCGGCATAGCACAGCATCCATTGCCTTAAATGCAGACCAGTAAGCAAGTATTTCTTGTCATCCGTGATTTCCGCAAGACTAGAAACACCAAGCCACGCAAGCATTTGTTTATTATTCAGCGGCTCATCTATGCCTTGAAGCTTTTTAGCTATAAATGGCGCAAGTTCCCCAGTGATATATTCCGCACCTAGTTGATGTACCAAACCTTTTGCTATACTATGCTTTCCGTCGGGGGCTTTTGAGCAGTAACCCCAGAAATCTGCTCTGCCGCAGAATGTGCAATTATTTTGCCCCATGTTATTCCTCCACACACGGCACATCTTGCCATTCGGTGCGCCCTTCCCAAATTGTTTCCATGCCATAATCACCACCTGCATGACCAACAAGAACGCCCTTTTCCCGATATTGCAAAATCCTTTTGCCATCTCTAATTATAAATCTTAAATCCATACTCACTTCTCCATTCCTTCTATAGTTGCGAGGGCTTTACGGGCAATCATATTGTTTTATTGCATTGAGGGTTGTTCAGTTTCCACATCACAAGAAACCAAAAAACCAAAATCAAGATTTTGGCACATCTCCCCAAATACCCATTCTGACAAGTCTTCTATATCATTACTTGTTTTGAAATCTTCTAAGTCTTTACCTTCAAATCTAAATTTTAATGTCACTAATTTTCCCATAAACTTAATCTTTCATTAAAAATTACAACTACTTAACCCTAGTTGCTTGGGTATTCTTTTATTGCGCTGGTGGTTTCGGTAGGGGCATCCATTTGGTCGGCTTTATTGCATGGTCTCCAATCTTATTGCCATTCCTCGGTCTCCTTTTTCCCATGAATACAAATTGATGCGCTATCTCTTAATAGGGTATTTAGCTCTTGTTTAGCAGCCAAACATTCTTGATATGAATTAAAAGGGATAGGCGGGATATCCACCGTTGTAATTAACCATGCTGCAAATACCTGTGCTGTAATCATTTCTCGGTTTCCTTTCCACTTAAAATATCAAATTGTTCCTTAGTAAAGGGCAATGGAAGCATGCTAATATCCAATTCCATTCTCAATGCAACGGCAAGGTTACTTAAAAGCTTAAAAGCATCGGGGTTTTTAGCATCTACCAGTCGCTCAAAAAGCACTTTCGCAAAAGCAAAACTTGCCTCATTTAGTGATTTTAGATATTCAAAATCTAGCTTTGCTTGCTCTATCCGCTCCGACATACCCTACCTCTCGCTCATTGTTGTTAATTCGTCCCTCGGCGTGTAGCTGCCTTGCGGGTAGGATTTCCAGTCGTCGCGGCTTGGGCTGAATAAAACCGTAAGAATAATAACAACCACACACCCAATAATTATTTTATTTTGCATTTCGTCCGTTAGCTCCATATGTCAACTCCCTTAGAATTTACAATCCTATCCAAAGTATTCTATGAGTATTGCGGATTGTGCTTTTCTTTCAGCATCCCACGCAGCATCCCACGCAGCAGCCCACGCAGCAGCCCCCGCAGCATCCCTCGCAGCAGCCCACGCA